CCACCCCATTTGTGCCGCATGAAGCACACAGGCCAATGAGCAAAAAGGACGCCAAGGTGTTTAACACGGCGGCCGAGATGTATGTCCATCCTGAGTTACGCAAAAGCCTTTACGATGCTGGCGGTGACAGCGCGCATCTTGCCCATTTTGGCCGGTCGCACTGCAACGGACGCCCACCTGTGCCTTGGGCAGCCGGAATGACGCATGAAGAGGTTGTTGCGCTTCTCAAGGCGACAGGAGAGGCGTTGAAATGACCGCGCCAGCCACCAGAGGAGAATAAGTGATGACGGATGACAATGTAAGCAGCATTGAAGACAATGAATTGCTTTGCCGCGCAGTAAAGTGTGCACGAAAAGGCCGTGGCTATCAGCCTCGGTGGGTGTGCGTTATGCACGCGTTTGTGATTGGACCAACCTATGCGCGGCAACTTTGTTTGCGCTTTAACCTTGATCCATACGAGAAAGTAAGGGCTGGCTCTCACACCCCACAACAGGGAGATAAGTGATGGCGCTACCTCATTCCACAGTTGATGCACGGTTTAAGCAATTCTGCGAGGCATACGATATACCGAAACGGCATCATGGTAGCTTGTCTATGCTTGCTGAAATGGCATTCGTTTTTGACATGACAATCGAGGCAGTTTTGACGCCGATTGCAGCACCAGATAAACAGGAGGATCTATAAATGAGTGACATTAGACAAAAAGCGACAGCACTTCTAAATGAGGTGCTGACGGAGCGAGGACGCGACAACGTGTCACTTTCGGTAAGCCGCCAAACTTACATGGGTGAAGCCCTATGTCGCGCCATCGAGCGCCATGAAGCCACCAAGCAAGAGTATAGCGACTTCCGGCAGCTAGTGAGTGATGTTGTTGAACAAGCTGATTTACTCGACTTGCACGGGACGGAAGACGCATATAAAAAATTGAACCGCTTCATCATCCCCGCGCCAAAGCCTGACCCGCTGGTGGAGGTGATAGAAAAGTGCGCGGGGCGGACGTATCCAACGACTGAAGACGCGGCCAAAGAATTCCGCGCCGCACTGGAAGCCCGTGGGCTAGAGATAAAGGAGAAGGGGGAATGACAGCTTTAATCATCATAGCCGCTTGTTTGGCGCTGACATTTTATATTTATTTCGTGGTGGGATTTGCGTTTTGGCTTTCCGAAGTGGCCGATGCCTATTGGTATGGTTCTGGACTGTGGGTTGATACGTTTGTTTGGGTGACGCTTACGGTCGCCCCCATCGCCATATTAATTGAGGTGGTGACATGACCGATAAAACACAAGCAATGGACCGCTTAATCGAACAAGACGCGGACCTGATTGATGTGCCAGCCATGACGGACGTTGAGACGATAGCCGCAGGGCTGACAGATATGGAACGCGAATGGATAACTGGCTGGCAGGGCGCGAAGGGCGCGGCGTTTAATTGTGTCGCCGGTGACTTACGCCGCAAAGGTTTGTTAAAAGGTCCACTGGATTGGTCCTTAAACGACCGTGGTCAGGCCGTCCGCAATCATTTGAAAGGACTCCCCAATGACCAAAGAAAAACGCAACACGGCCATCATGGCCAAAGTTAAACGCTATACGCAACACCACACGGCCACACCAGATTTAGCGCAGGGAGCGATTGAGAGGATATCAATGACCAATGATAAAGACAGCGCAATGCTTTTGCCTTGCGAGTATTGTGCGACCGCTCCGGTGCATTTTGAGAACGCCTACGGGACGGGATATATTATCCACTGTTCACAAGACGAAGATTGCATGCTCGGCCCCTATGTTGAAATGGGGACCAAGGAACAATCAATCGCAGCATGGAACACCCGCGCCGCACTGGACGCCCGTGGGTTAGAGATAAAGGAAATAAGCAAATGACCAATGATAAAGACAGCGAAGTGCTTGCTGAACTTTTGGGAACCATGCGCGAAAGGTGCACTGACCCATGCCGCAGCGAGAAAGCAGAGCTTGGCTGTGATTGTGACGCCGCTCGTCGAGCCGCAGTAATGCTACGCCAGCCCACACAGAGCGATGCGCTAAAGATAGCAGCGCAACAGATGTGTGCAGCATGGGCAGATGGTGATGTGGATGACCAAGAAACAGCAGAGGCAAACCTACGAGCTGCTTTGAACGGGGAAGAACCCATCTATGAAATAGCTGATGGTCTCCGCCAGCCCACACAGAGCGAGGCGTGGCACAACGACCTTAAAATTCCAGTTGACGTCACCCTAATACCTGAGTAAAACAATTATCCACCTACCGGCGATAAGCCACAAACCTGAAAAGGAAGCCCACATGATACCCTCGACTAAAACCACTATAGTCGCAACGACCCAAGTTAGTTATTTCCTCGGGCGTGAAGAGCTCTTCAAACTCTTCCAAGAGGCTGGAATAGAAGTTCCACAAGGTGCTCATATCTACATCAATATTCCCGGAGACGGAGACTACAGCGACGAGCAACTTTCTATTGATGAAGATTGTCCCTTAGTGGTATGCTACCAGACCATAACACGATCGGAAGAAGGAAGCTCAAATGCCTGATTTTGACATTATACCAGACGACGAAGCAGAAGCCTTCGCAACCCCGCCCGAACCCGTTAAGTTCGCCCCCACTCCCGACCAGCAAGAAGCTTTGGACCTTATGACCAAGTGGCTTGCCGCCGGATACCAGTCCAAAGTATTCACAGACAGCCGCCCCTACTTCCTCCTCAAAGGCTATGCCGGAACCGGCAAGACCTTCTGCATACAGGAGCTTGTCAATGCCAAGACCTTCCGACCCTCGGAAATCTGTTTCACTGCCCCTACAAACAAAGCCGTTAAAGTTCTGCGAAACTATTTGGACGAAGCTTCCTTGCAGGATTGCGCGACCAAAACTATCTACTCTCTGCTCGGCCTGTCCCTTCAAGCCAACGGCGAAGTAAAGGAACTCCAAAAGCCCGAAGAACCCGTCGACCTGTCCCGCTACAAGGTAATCGTCGTCGACGAGGCCTCGATGATAAACCGCTTCCTCATGGAAGCCATCCACGACGCCTTTGTCGACTGGTCGGTTCCTTTCATCTTCATGGGCGATCCCGCACAGCTTCCACCTGTCGGGGAGATCTCCTCCCCTGTATGGAAGATTGAAAATGGTTACACCTTAACAAAGGTCCTGCGCTATGGCAACTCCATGCTTGATCTGGCCACCGCTATTCGCAATGTTGTGGATAATCCTTTCCCTTCCATCAAGATTGAAACCAACCCGCCGGTCCATAGAGTTACAAAACCCGTATGGCTTGGCCAGATTGAAGAAAATCTCGACCTCTTCAAATCCGATGAAGCAAAAATCATCTCATGGCGTAATGTCAAAGTCGATGAATATAACTCCTACATCCGAAACCTGATCTTCGGCCGGGCAGAGGCCAAGGCGGCCAAGTGGCTACCGACAGATAAGATCGTCGCCACCTCCCGCGTCAATGACCTCGATGGGAACGTCTTACTCCAAACCGACGAGACCGCAGAAGTAATCTCCGTCGTCGAGGGTCGCCACCCGATGTATAATGAGTTCGAGATATTCAACATCCTGGCCTTAGACGAACGTGATCGCAAGATCACCCTCCGCGTCTTAACCGATGTCGGTGCATTCCAGCTATCGAATAAGCTCAACGAACTTTCAATGGAAGCCAAGGGCGGCAAACGCTACAAATGGCGGGAGTTCTGGGAATTAAAAGAAGCCTTCGCGGAAATCCGACATTCCTACGCAATAACATCTCACCGAAGCCAAGGCTCGTCCTATCGCAAGGTCTTCGTCGATCTTGAGGACCTGATGCTGAACCGGAACAAGGCCGAGGCTTTTCGTTCCCTCTACGTAAGCTGCACCCGTCAGCGGGAAGAGTTGTGGATTACTTAACAATCCTATTGACTCAAACCCCTAGCAGTTATACAATGAAAACTACTACCAGAAAGGCCCAACTTTATGTCCGTATCTCTCGAAACACAGCAGAAAGTCGCGGAGTGGCGAACCCGCGCGCGGGAAGGAACTTTCACCATCGACGAGATGAAGGAGGCCATAACCTTCCTCCGCGCCGAGCGTCAGGCAATGCCACCGGCTAAGTCTCGCGCCGCCAAGCCCGTCGCCAACGCCGACGACCTTCTATCGGAGCTCGGCCTATGATACTCGAAGCCCCTAATGGAGTCCTTTACGACTTAACCAAGACCAAGGACCAAAACGAACTTATTAACCTCATACAGAAAATAGGAACCCACTTATGTCCAGAGAAATCATCCCCTTCCCTCACGCCATCGACTCCACGACCCTCGCCGCTTTTCGAAGCTGCCCACAAAAAGCCTTCCGAACCTACTTCCAGCACTACAAGCCCCTCGGCGAGTCAGTCCATCTCGTGGCTGGAAAAGCATTTGCTGAAGGTATTGAGTTCGCTCGAAGGGCCTTCTATGAGAACGGGCTCTCTCCAGACGATAGCGTCGCTAGTGGCCTTGGGGCGCTTATCAAGTCATATGGCGACTTCGAATGCCCGCCAGAGTCGGCAAAATCGCTTGAAAGAACAGCAGGTGCTCTCGAATTTTATTTCCAGTCTTATCCTCTTGGAGTCGATAGTGCCATACCACTTAAATTCCCGGACGGACGATCAGGGATTGAGTTTTCATTTGCTCAACCTCTACCGATCTCTCACCCAATAACAGGCGACCCGCTACTCTATACCGGACGTAGCGATATGATAGCTGAGTTTGCAAACGGGATTTACATTTACGACGAAAAGACTACATCTCAACTTGGAGCTTCATGGGGACGGCAGTGGGAAATGCGAAGCCAGTTTACTGGCTACTGTTGGGCTGCAAGGGAATTTGGTTTCAATCCTAATGGAGTTATCGTCCGTGGTGTTAGTATTCTTAAGACAAAATACGATACACTCGAAGTCCCCACTTATCGAAGTGACTATGAAATCGACCGATGGCTGGAACAAACTTGCCGAGACATCGAACGAATGATCTCATGCTGGAAGTCCGGCTATTGGGATTATGACCTCGACCATGCTTGCGCCGAATATGGCGGATGCTCCATGCTTCAAGTCTGCAAATCCCCTAATCCTGACCAATGGCTTAACACTTACTACGAACGTCGTGCGTGGGACCCACTTGCAAAGCGGGAATTAACATGGGCGGAGTATGAGATCAGCCGCGCCGATGACATCGCGGAAACCAAAGCATGGCTGGAGGCTACATCTTAACCATGACCAACTTCACCGCACTATACTTCCACGAAGGCGACTACCTCGGCTATGAAAACCTCGATCAGATCGAAGGCCAAGCAGCCAGTCGCACCTTCATCTGTGAGTCGTGTGGGAAAGCGTATGGGGCAAGGGTCGTGACTAATCTAGGCCGGAAGAACCCATACGCATCTTGGGGAGGTCTGTGCAAGACTTGCTCACCTGTCGGCGGAGAATGGCATGGAGCTTATTCTCATACTATATCAGGAGGCCTCCCCTTTTTTCAATTCTATAAAAACCCACCTCTCAACGCAATCAAACATCAATTAGAAATGGAGTTACTAACCTATGCCAGACGCAATCAAGCTACCCCCGACGATTACCTTACCCGGAGTCAATGTCCTTCTAATGGGGCCATCTGGCACAGGCAAGACTCACTCCATCGGCACGTTGGTTGACCTTGGAGTTGAGGTTTTCTATCTTGCACTGGAGTCTGGGTTTGAGTCCTTGGCAGGTTACTGGACCGATAGAGGTTTACCTATACCCTCTAACCTCCACTGGCACAGACTTGAAGCTCCTACTGCTGGTTTCGATCAACTCATCTCCAACGCCAAGAACATCAACACCCTGAACCTCGACGCTCTGGCGAAAATGGCAGACCCAAATAAGTCCAAGCACAACCAATTCATCAAGCTCCTCGAAGCCCTCAACAACTTCCCCGATGATAGAACCGGAGAAAAGTATGGACCCGTTAATGAGTGGGATGCTAGTCGATTTCTTGTTGTCGATGGCGCTACTGGTATCTCTGATTGCGCCATGTCGCTTGTTGTGGGAGGCAAGGCAGTCCGCAATCAATCCGATTGGGGAATTGCCCAAGACCAGATACTCAAGCTTATCCGTATGCTCTGCGATAATTGCCGTTGCCATTTTATCCTACTCGCTCATGTGGAGCGTGAAGTTGATGCTGTGCTAGGCGGTGTTAAGCTAATGGTCTCAACGTTAGGTAAAGCCCTAGCGCCGAAGTTCCCTGCTATGTTCTCCGACGCGATACTAACCGCTCGGACAGGGGATAAGTGGGTATGGGACACCGCAAGCCCGATGGCAGATGTCAAGACTCGGAACCTTCCGATCAAGTCGGATAACGCGCCGGATTTCCGCCTCATCATTACAAAGTGGGTGGCGCGCAACGCTCCTGCTACAACAGAATAACCCCTCGCAGGGGGCCGAGAGGTTATACCACCTTGTCCCCATTTTCAACACTACTATAGAAAGACACACACTATATGTCATTTGATCCAAACACATTTCTTAACCAACAATTTGATGAAGCAAACGACACCAAACTCGTTCCATGCCCAACAGGTGAATATCTCGTAGTCGCCGATAAAGTCGAAGTAAAACAATGGGCGTCTAAGGACGGTTCATCTTCCGGCTTGAAGCTCGAAATCCTGTGGGATATTCAGGATGATAATGTCAAAGCCCTACTTGGCCGTGACTCGGTTAAAGTCCCGCAGCAACAAATGCTGGACCTTACCGATACCGGACAGCTCGACTTCGCCACTGGTAAAAATGTCGGCCTCGGTCGTATTCGTGAAGCACTCGATTTGAACACTCCGGGCGAGCCATTCGCATTTGGGATGATCCAAGGTCGTATGGCAACCGCGAAGGTATCGCATCGGATCTATAACGAAGATGTTTACGCGGAAATCAAGGGCATAGTAAAGCCAGCCTAAGCAGCTCAACACCACTAAAGCAACGGGGAGGACACAACCCTCCCCGTTGTTATTTCAAGGAAAAATCCAAATGACCCATTCAACTCACTTCGATAATATCATAATCTTTGACAACAGGCAGCGGCAAGAGTTTGAAGCGGAGTCGCTGGTCGATTTGGCCAATAGCATTTCCGCCATTGGCCTATTGCACGCCCCCGTCATGCGCGAAACGCCCGCAGGGCTGGTTTTAGTGGCCGGTGAACGACGATTACGGGCCATGGGGGACCTATGGGCTATGGGCAGCGAAATCCGTCACAATGGGGAAATTTTCGCCCCCTATTCGGTCCCATACGTCACGCTAGGCGAGCTTTCTGACCTTGACGCCGAGGAGGCCGAACTTGACGAAAATCTCAAGCGCAGTGACCTCACATGGCAAGAACGCTCCGCCGCGATCGCCCGACTTCACGCGCTTCGCATAAAGCAAGCTGCTCTAGTCGGAGCCACTCACACCATCGCGGACACGGCTAAGGAACTACGCCCAGAGTTCGAGGGCAAAGCTTCTTCCGAGTTCGGCGACTTCCATTCCAAAGTCAGAACCGATGTCATCCTATCTGACCACTTATCCAATCCTGATGTAGCCAAGGCAAAAACTGCCAAAGACGCTATGAAAATTCTGAAAAAACAAGAGGACCAACGGAAACATGCTGAACTTGCTGAAAGAGTTGGTAAGAACTTTAACTCATCAATCCATAAGCTTTACCACACTGACTGTATCGACTGGCTCGGAAAGTGCCCTGACAACACATTCGACGTGGTTTGCACAGACCCCCCTTATGGCATGGGAGCTCAAGCTTTTGGGGACGGCGCAGGATTGCTTAGTAACGCAGAACACCATTACGATGACTCGAAGTCGTCTTGGACGATCCTTATGGAAAGCTTCGCTCCAGCGCTCTACCGTGTTTGCAAGCCTCAAGCCCACGCTTACGTTTTTTGCGACATCGACAACTATCACGAACTTAAGCTGTTAATGGAAAAGGCAGGATGGTATGTATTCCGAACACCTCTTATCAACTACAAGCCTCGCAGCGGTCGTATCCCACTGCCTGAGCATGGTCCCAAGCGTCAGTGGGAAATGTGTTTATACGCCATCAAAGGCCGGAAGCCAGTCACGGGGGTATACTCTG